AATAAAGATTTTTTTTAAATTTTGTTTGCCCATTACTTATGGTGATGATATCATGGTAACAGTAAAAGATGAAGTTATTGATCACTATAATGGTACCACTTTCCAAGTGGCACTACGTGAGAAATTTAACATGACTTTTACCGCTCCTGATAAATCTCCGATAGTTGCGAAATATGTCGAATTTAATGAACTAGATTTTTTAAAAAGACGATTCGTGTATCGTGAGGATTTGCAACGATATGTTTTAATATTGAGTGAAGAATCATTGTACAAGACTTTGTCTTGGACTTTGCCTTCTCGATCTATTAGTACTATCGAGCAGCTCTTATCTTCCTCGGGTTCTGTACTAAGAGAAATGTACTTTTACCTCGAAGCTGATAAGTATGAAGATGCCAGAAATGACTTAATTGATATGATCATTGAAGCGTTTCCTATGGCAGATCGAAGTGTTATTAGTGATTCTTACCCTAGGTTTGATGAAATTAGTAATCAACTATTTGGTATTGGACTAAGCGACTCTATCTTTTTGGAGGAAAAAGATGAATTGCGACCAATAACAGAGAACGGGATGCGTGTTCACGCATATGGTTCTAGCGCCCTTATAGGCTGTACCACACCTCCTAAGCACCTTAAACCTGAGCGAGTTTATTGTGTCGAAAATTTACAGCTTGCTGAAATGAAGCGAGAGGTGAGTGTTGCCTCTATTAAAGAAAAACACTTGGAAGGCAAGAATGTGAGTGACATGGAAGTCATTTACAGAGAAACGCTGCGTGATGTAGCCGATCTTAAAGCGTCGAGTTTGATTACTGGCGATTTAGAATCGTATCGTTCTAGAAAACAATGGTTTACTGACTCGCGTACGAGGCGTGAACTAAAACAGAAAATGCCTGTTTTAGCGCTAGAAGCTAACGTTGCCGCCACTATGATAGTTATTGATCGTTTGAAACGGAAATCAATTATTCATGATGAAATCAAAACCGAATCAGGTGTTGATGGAGAAGTCAGTGACGGCGTTATTTCTTCCAGTGTTATGAACACTGTTGAAAACTTTATTGAAGTTGGAGGAACTGAATCAAAGGAAATAGATTTAGGTTACTCTAATTTGTCTGAAGTTTACGCTATGGCACCTTCTCTTGGAATGGTTCCTGACAGACCTGTAGAATTGTTTACAGCTCAAATTGCTGTAGGAACTAGCTTATCCGCTCAAATTGATGTGTATGATCTCATTAGTTTGAATCCAGTTGTGCGCTCAAAATTTAGAAATTTTGGTTATGCCAAAATGAATTCTAAAGTTAGAATTAGTGTTTCTGGAACGCCTTTTCATTCTGGACAACTGATTGTAGCGTATATTCCTTATGCTGACAGAGTCGATGGTCTTCAAGCATTGATCTCACGCTTTGCTTTTGATGCTACTTCGCGGCCTTGTTTACTAGCGTATTTGAGCCAGGCTTATGGAGCTCAGCTTATTAATGTTAATGAGAACAAACCTACAGAAATCTCTATACCTTTTATGTCATATAAACCTGTTTATAGACTTTTTAATGATTCAACTGCCGTTTTGGCGGCTGGAACTTCGTATACTGATTTTTCGGAAGCTGGTTCTTTATTCATTTATACATTGAATTCACCAAAATCTGTGAGTACTACACCTTCCGCTGTTTCTATACAGGTTGTTGGTTGGTTTGAAGATTTAGAACTTTTTTGTCCCACAGCTACGCAAATTGAGATCACCACTGAATCAGGTATTTATACTGAATCTGGTGTTGATGAACGCGATGTAGGGCCTGTGGAGGCATTTAGTACACGTGCTTCTTTGTATAGCGTTTGGTTCAAGAAGATACCTGTTATAGGCAAATATGCTTATGCTAGTGAAATGGCTTTTGGTGCAATGGCACAAGTTGCGTCATTATTCGGCTGGTCTAGACCAACCGTAATTGAAGATCCATTAGTTGTTAAGAACAATGGTTATTCAAACGGTGCTTTATGCATCGGAGGTGAAACTAACTATAGGATAGTTACGGACCCTAAACAGGAATTGTCAATAAATCCTGGTCTATTCGGAATTGAAGAAGATGAAATGGTTATTAATCACCTTACCAAGATTAATTCCTATATTGATACTTTTGCGTGGAATGATAATGACCCTGTTATGGTCAGTCCTATTTATTCCTGTGCTGTGGTGCCTAATATTGGCGTTTACAGCACCGGTGTTACTGACACTGTATATCAGCCTTCTACTTTAGATTTTACGGCTACTCCATTTGTTTATTGGAGACGAGATATCATTTTCGAATTTAACATTGTATGTTCCAAATACCATAGGGGCAAGTTAATGTTTTATTATGAGCCAAATCTTAATCAGAAAGTTCTTATAGACGCAAATTTAAGCACTAATAAACAGTGCTTAGCTGTGATTGATATACAGGAAACTCAAAACGTTAAGTTCTGTGTTGCCTGGGCATCGTGTAGAGATTGGTTATTGACATTGCCAACTTCTATTGCTAGACAGAATATAATTAGGAGCACCAATTTGACTGGGATCGAATTGAATGCCAATGGTTATATTGGAGTTGTGCCGTTTACCACATTGCAATCTCCTGATAATTCAGATATTGAAATTAATGTTTTTATTAGTTCCGACAATATTAAATATAATATGTTAGAAGGGGCTTATTTGCCCAATAATAGAAATATTAGGACTGAGTCTGGTGTTGACGCAAGTGTGGATGTCACGTGTATTGAACTCAATGGGAAATCTACCGATGCACCATATATTTGTTCGGAATATTTTGGTGAAGCCATTTACAGTTTCAGATATTCCGGCAAACGTTACACTAAAAGTGACGAAATTGCCATTGCTGTTACTCCTAGTGCTGGTTATATCACTGTGGAGTTGCCCATTTTCCCACGTGTCAAATACCCATATGGCAGTGCAAGCACATACACCCAAGAAATGGGATTATATGAGTATTTGCGTTTTGCCTATTTGGGTGTGAGGGGCGGATTGAAAAAACGTTCGTTTTTTGATATTACTGGCTCAGACAGACATACAGATGCTGTAAAAGTATCCTTACAACTGTCTAGCTTGACTTCTATCCCTTCTGCCACTTTCGCGACTGTAGCTAGTGTATATGCTCGGTTGCGAGGTACATTGAGTCTCATACTCTCGTCGAATGCGGGAGTTGAGTTTGAAGTGCCAAATTACATGTCTAACTTGTTCTTGTTTGGTTGTGCGAATGACCTTGTAGGAACTACCTTCTCTGGACTTAGTTTTTCAACATATAGATTACAATCTTATTTGATCCAATTAAGGACTAGTGCAGCTTCTGCGGCTGGCATGTATTATGAGGAAACCGCCTTTGGCGAGGATTTCTCTTTCTACCGATTTTTGGCGTCACCTCCTATGGTGATTACTTAAATCGTGGATAAACTCTCGGGTACGAGAATTAATAAG